AAATAATATGTAAAATAATTAGTAATGTAGACAATACATAACAAGTAATATGAATTAAAGATATGTGATTAAGATTAAATCAGATAGAATAATGATAATAAATGTTATAAGAAGATATTATAACAATGGAGAAAAAGGAATTGCAATAATGACGTAATATACAATTCAAAAGAAAAATAACTAATGTGAATATTAGACAGGAATTGATTAACAATGAGTAATTAGAGTTAAAACGATGACTATAATCTAATATATAAACTAGGAAAGTTATTAATTTCGTTTAGAAAAAATTTATGGATTAGACGACCATGAAACTTTTGTAATAACCAAAATGATCTATTGATTATGAAGATATTATAAATAATAGTGATGTGGGTGTTATACCATAAGATAAACATAGTATTATGTTAAAAATAATACGAGATTCATCTCGGTATTAAAGTGTGGAAATAAAGTAATAAGAGACAAATATAGTCTTTAATGACTTGAATTTGTAGTAAACAAAATAGTAGATAAATAATAGATTGAACTTATCGGACGAGTAGAAATATTAAACGATTGTGGCGTATAGTTAGTAAAAATTAAATGAGCGAATTTATAATAATAATTTGTGACATTATTCAGAATAATTTGACACAAAAATTAATACATAATCGTCTTATAAAAAAATATAACTAACGGTTAGGTATCCATAAAATTTAGAACAACAGTGGTTGCAACATCTACAAACTAGATTTTAACACTTAAAGTTTGAATAATCAAACTAAATTAGTAAGCATGCAGTTTGTAGTGTGCTAAGAAGCATACATTAATCCATAATATATAGTAGAATTTAAAATGGAGCTAGTGTACTAGAGATAGGAGCGACTTTTCCTAGTATTAATATTAGAGGAGTTACATACAATATACCCTTATTGGAAAATTTGGATGTGGTACGTAATTAAGAAAGAATGGCAAAAATTTGATAATAATTTGTATAATCGAATTATTAATATAGAATAAATTTTTTGAAGTTTTAGGAAATAGTATAGAAACATACTACTGTTGTGGCTACACATAGTGTATACGATATACCATTCGATGAATTTTTTAGTAAATGTTATTAATTAGGAGTGTAAGAAATATATATTACATTAGATTATGATATTGCATTAATTCTTTGATAAAAACAAGGTGTGTATCACTCGTTGAATTAAGAATATAAGGTAATTAAGTAAGGACAGTAAAGTATAGTTTATATAAAACATGTCGGAGAGAGCGAATATTCTTATCGACATGATTTGGATAATATAATTACTTATATTACTAATGTAGATATATGATTAAATGAGTCACATAAATACGTAAGAAAGACAGTGTTGGAGACTAATGGTATGGTCACCTTTTAGTACGCTTTGGGTTATTTGCATGAGACATAAAAACAATAGTTATATGATTATAGCTATAGTGAAAATGATTCTTGATTAGATGATGGATTAGATATTTATAATATCTAAAACAGTGATGCTAATTAATTATGTATATTGAATGTAATATAATAAGAGATAAGGTTTTTAAATTTACCAATTTATGAATGTTAATAATTGGTAATACCTGAAGTTGTGGTGAAAGTGGTACTAGGTGTTTTGGCGAGTTCACCCAAAATGTGAGCTGAGGTATTGGTAGACAAATTATAATCCTAGATATCACATAGAAATGATTTACA